GAACCAGTACCATCATATATGGAAGTACCGTCTGTTTGTAAGACTCGTTGGTAACTGTCTTCTATATTCTGACCTGTGAAATCAAAAGGTCCAGCCATAACTTTTATTTATTTATTTAGGTAGTTTAGAAACTATCCCGTTTATAATCTCTTGAACATAATTTTGTTCAATCTTATTTTCTTGTAAGTAAGTACCAATTATATTGTTTACTTTATCTTTTTTAATAGTTAAGTTTTTAACATTGATATCTTCTTTAACCAACATTTTAACTATTCGTATAATATGTTCAGTTACAGGATCAACTTCTTGTATTCCTGTAATTTGAATTTTAGGAGTAGTATCTTTTATTACTTCAGCATCGTTTGATTTAACTTCTACAGTTACTTTACGAGATGCTTCTACTATAAAATCTGACTTCCAAGGTGTAAAATAAGTATCCTCTGCTATGACTTCAAGCTTTATTTGACCTGAGGTGCTATCTTCTAATAATCCTTTTAGTTTTTTAATAGGAATAGAACATTTACCGTCTTTATTAATGGTTCCTTCAAACATTAGATTAACATCTTCAGATTCAATGATTAATCGAGCTGAACTGTTTTTTAATGAAGCGCCTTCAAGTTTAATATTACACTCAAATACTTCAGGTTTATCTGTAAATAATTTATACATTATAATTCTACTTTTATGTTTATTCCTAAGACTTCCTTAGCAACTAGGGATACGTCCGATATACGTATTTTACGATTCATTACCTCTTTAGTTTCTTTATATTCTTTGCCCTCTACTTTACAAAGCAATTTTATAAATTTTTGTTTTTTATCAGGATGTTTACCAAAATAATCATTTGGGAAATAACCACCTGCTAAAGCGTCTACTATACCGGTTATAAGCGCGACATCATCCCAAGTAAACGGATTAATGCTCTGATTCGGGAATGGATTCGCATCCCAAGAGAAATTGGCGTTATCCCACTGAAATGGCGTTCTTGTAGACATTACTTATAATATTTAAGATAGTCTTCTTTTAAATACATACTTAACCCAGGTACTTTACTTTTTTGTTCTGCTACTAAAACCATATTTCTATTTGTAGTATAAGTATTATTACTGTCACCTACAAGCTGCCATTGAATTTGGAATGGAATATATAATGTAGTATTAACATTACTATATTGATCTTTAGTTAATTCATCAAATATAAATTCATTTCGTTTTTTAATAAAATAACGAGTAAATACTCCTACTTCATAGTCTTTAGGAGTAGGAAATAAAGGTGGTATGGGTGTAGTTGTTAGTGATGGAACTATTATTGTTGGATTATCATAAGCATCTATATCATCTATTAATTTTATTATTTCTTCATTAACTCCATCTCCTGGGTATTTTCCAGTATATGCCTTTCCGTTATATAACATATAAAAATATCCTTGATAGTATTGGTTATTACTTACAAAAATATAATTATATATTAATCCATCATCCCCAACCATATTTTGGGTTGCTACTTGATTAGTTAATATTTTACTTTTAGGATAATATGTCATTATTTTAAATTAGTTTTTCCATCATAATTTGATGATAATGAGTTTACAAAATTAAAATAATCTATGGCATCTTGCAAAGCCATTGCTTCTATATGTAGGTGAGTTCCTGTTGAAGTAGGTCCTACACTAGCTTGAATTCCAAGTCCTTGTCCTTTACTAAAAGTGTCTCCTACTTTAAAATACATTTCTCTCATATGTAAGAAGATAGCTGTTTTAGAACCATCAGTTGAAATTAAAGCATAAAATGAATTTCCTCCACTATCTACTACTACATTAGTTCCACCATAAGTAGTTGCTCCTCCTCCAGGTTTTAATCCTCCAGCTACAATTTTTCCGTCAAATGGAGCAGGAATAAGTACATCACTACTTCCACCTCGTTTTAATACCCAGTCAAATACAACAAATTCATCATTTTTATTTCTAGATACTATACTACTGTAATTAGGTACTTTAGAATAATGTCCAATATAATTACTTCTTCTGTAAGCTACCTCCCAATTAAATGTACTGGCTCCACCGGGTATTGTTATAGCATGTGTTTTAGTAAGTTTAGGATCATGATGTTTAGTAAGATCAAAATAATTTTTTCTTAGTTTACCTTGTGTGTATATTTCATATACCCCAGTATTTGAAGCTGGTGGAGTTGATATTCCATTACCTTGAGTATTAGATTCAGGAGCTTTAGGAACTGTTACTGATGTGATATTTTTGACATTTGGTGGGTTAGATATCTTAACGTTATCATATTTTGGACCACATATGCTATTTAAAGTAGTTTCCCAAATACCATTAGATATTTTATGTGATACTCCAGAACATATAAATTGAATTTTATCTTTATATGCATTAGGGAGTAATGTAGTATCTATAGTATATGTTTCATATATTTTAACACCACTTAATCCTAACATTGTTAACTCTAAATCAAATGGAATAAAACCAATACCTGGTATTTTACCTTGATTAGTAAATTCACCAATTTCCATTCTAAATAAGTCAGTTATACCACCTCTTAAACTACTAATATCATTATCTGTTAATGTGAATGTATGTACTTTGTTATTAAAGTTTTGAAGATTAACAACATTTTCTAAAAATTTCTCAGCCACACTACTTCCTGAGGCTATAGTTGCGTTTGGATTAGCTCTATCAGTAATTATTCTATCTGTTAAACCAATATTCCATTTACTTAAAGCTGTAGCATTTTCACCAACAACATTACCATTAGATTGGGCTCCAATTGTAGTCATTGTAGCAAAATTATTAGATAATTTAGTTTTAAAGTTTACACTTTTAACAAAACTACCATAATTATTTTTTAATATATTAGCGTTAAATTGAACTATACCTGATTCTTCTCCACTATTATCATATAAACCTGGGATGAATGTGTCGTCAATTATTTTAAATTTATTTTTATCTTCATCATATATTGTGATGAAATTATTAACATTACCTAAAGCGTTTTGTACTCCAGTCATTAAGTTATCTAAGAAATCATATAATGATATTTTAGATTCTTTTATATCAATATTTTTATCTAATGTTGAAGCTATATATTCCATATTAATGTAAGTATGCATTAAGTTACCTACATATGGTTTATTTGGATCTTTAAATCCAGTATCTTTAATTTGAGTATAAAGTTCTGATCCAGATTGTACAAGTGATGATGGTTTATATGCTAGATTAGAGTTTGGATTTCTATATTCTCTAACTACTATAGATTTTTTATATATTTGTTTTTCAAATAGTAAATTTGAATTATTTATATAAGCTATTAATTCAGGATCATCATTTGAGTAAGTTTTAAATCTAGAAGCATCAACAGTTCCATTATCAGTTAATGAGTTTGAAGCTCCATTAGCTGTCACAACAGTAAGTGTTCCGTATTTTTGAGAGTATTTTTTAGCAATAGCAACAGGTTGTGGTAAAATATCTACATTTACAATATATTTAGTATTTAATACTGGTGTAGTTGGGGTAGGTGATATAAATCTAAATCTAATATCTTTAATAGCTTCATATCCTTTTTTTAATTGGGGAATATCATTTTGTGGGGAAGAAAAAGCAGTTTCTAAATTAGCAACTAAAATATCATTATTAAAAATAACAGGTACAGATGATGGTAAACTAGATGTTACAGGTGAATTGGAATATTTTTCATCTCTCCATGAAAATTCATTATTATATAATGCTTGACCAACTAATTTTAAATATGAATCACCTAAATCACTACCATTAAGTCCTTGTTGATTAGCATCATCCTTTTGAGGAGGATCTTGGGTTAAGTAAGTATAAGTAGTATCTATATAGTATGGTCCAGAAATAGCACCATCACTTATTTCATCTAAATCTATAGGTATTAAACATACTTTAGGATCTATTGAACAATGTCTTGGAAATGTAAAACAATAGTTAGTATTATAGTTATAATCTATTTCAAATAAAGGCGGATTACCTAATAATTCTTTTTCTTCACCTACAACATCTGTTTGAGTTGAATTTGATTTAGAAGTATCATAATATAATAAAAATGATTCTATTATTCTTAATAGAGTACCAAGTTTCATATAATACTGTCTACTACCCCAAGTACCACCTGAAAGTGTTTGAGGGAATTCAAACATTAATATTTCCTTCCATGTTAAATGATCTGTAGCATTAGTTACAGCCGCTAATGAATCTCTATTAACAACTGCTTTAAGATTAGCCATTTTTTCTATAGCATAGTTATGCATTGGATAATATTGTCCTGCTTGTCCTTGGTCTACTCCATGAGCATATGCTTTTGTTGGATATACTTGACTAGTTATTAATGTTAAAATCCTATTTATTGTAGATTTATAATAATTAGTTTGAATTGATGAAGGTGGGGGGAGTACTTCTCCATTAATATTATTAGGGTCAGGAGGAGATACAACTGGAGTACCTTGAGGTACTGGGAGAGTAGTGTTAATTTTTAAAGATTCAATAACATCACCTGATGATCTAGCTGTTACTGTTATGTCGTATCCTCCATCTGGTCTTAAAGTCCAAGAAAAGTTAGTTACTAAACCAAAAAACGCATCATAATTACTATCAGAATTTTTTCTTTCTTTTTGAACTAATTTTAACATTTCAGTTTGAGTAGTTCCTTTTAAGAATGTACTAGATAAATCATGTCTTGATTGGACTAATTCTCCACTGTTATTAAAATATATACTATGACCCCATTCTAATAATATACTATATTTTAGTCTCATGTATAAGACTTCTAGTATTTGGAATTGTTCAAGGTTATGACATTTGATTTCAATATTAGCTTCACGTAATGAACCTCGGTTCATTGCTTTAACATCCATAGATACAATACCCGGTGGAGGAACAAAACCATAATCTGCATTAGAAACAAATCCATATGATGATTGATCATTATAACCAATTCCACTAGTGAACCCATTTGGAGTTCTAGCTGAAAATAGTTGGAATTGTTTTGCTAGTTCACTTCCAGCATATTTGTTTTGTCCTGCTAATCCAAGATTAGTTAATGCTTCTCCGTCTACATTAACACCAGATGTTAATCTAATAAAAGCAGTGTTTGTATTCTCAAATTTTATAGTATCTATATTTTTGAGACCAAGACCTAATTTTTCTTGTCTTTTGGCTATTTGTTTTTTAACATACGGCTCAAAACTTCTCCCTATAATATCAGCCATATCATGAGTTTAATTCGTTATAACTTGTTAATATTGAATTTATCTCAACTGGTATTCTAAGTTGAGTTCCTTCTGGTATAAATATTGAGTTTTGTGGTAAAAGATCATTTGCTATTGAAATAATCCACCATAATGATGGATCATCATAGTATTGATTAGCTAATAAATCATATCTATCACCTATAGTTGTTATAACATATATATCAGTATTAGATAAAGGAACAGTTGGGTATTTAGAATCTCTATAATACCTAACCTTCATTGTTGGATCTTTTTCTATCCTTATATATTGATAACGATTCATAGTATTATATTTTATACTCTAGGTCCAGCAGGAGTATCTGTGTTTAATAAGAAATTACCTTCTATACCAGTTGGTATAGCATCTATTGGGAGTTGAGGCCCTTCATCTCCTTCTGTTTCACCAGCCGCAAAACCAGGTAAATCTGGGCGTAATCCAGTTGTATTTAATCCTGGGAGAGGTTGAGGTATTATTTGCTGTGGTGGTGGAACAGTTGATGATTCTACTATGGTTGTTCTAGTATTAGTCATATCTACATAAGTTGGAGATAAATAAGGATCAGAAGCTCTAAACGAGTTAGTACCATTACCAGCTTCTTGAAATTGGAAGTCTTCTGGTTGTTTTCCGTTTTTATATTGTTTAGCTATATCATTTCTATCTACAATAGCATGTGTTCTATTTCCAATAAATGCTTCTCCTCTTTGTGGTGTAAAGAATATTTGAGATGATACTTCATTTGTTAATGGAATTAAACTACATTGAACTTTAATACCTTTAGGAAGTTGACCTATATATAATGAATCTTGTCCATTTGCAAATTTTCTTCCATCTATATCTCTATCAATATCAAATCCCATCTCCATAATTGGAGTGTAAGCTAAAGATTTAACTACTACTAATGATCTTCTTAAATAATCACCCATTGTAAAATAACATAGATTACCTCTCATCAACCCAGCTTGAGAATAATCTGGCATTGCAGTCCAAGATAAAGCATTTAGTTTTTGATAACTAGATATCATATCTGCTCTTGACAAATTAGGTACGACAAATGTTAATGAAAATTCTCGACTAAACCCTTTATATTTATAGAAGTTTTCTGCTCTACCATTATATCTATAAGCGTCCCATTCTCCAGTAAAAGAGTCATTAAAATCCTCAACATATGCTCTAAAATCAATTAATGTATTTGTACCTCCATTATTGTTAACTAATGTAAAATTAAAATCTATAATATCTTCTCCTCTAACACCTATTTCTACTTGATCAGGAGATATAGCTAAATTAGGGTTAAGAATTCGAGTTACACCATTTCTAGAATTACTTTTAAAATATGTTTTACTAGTATTATAACCATGTCCTATTTCTCCATTTTCTCTATTAAAACCAATTGGGGAGTAATCAGTTTTAGGTACATCAGTTAATAATTCTCTAAAATCAGATACTGTTCCTTTGTTATCTACAGTAGAGTTAGCAGAGAATTGTATTTGATTATATGTTAAATAACCTGGGGTAGTTGATGTGAATGTGTTTGATTTATTAACATTCCTATCCATTATGTCACTAGCAGCTTCTGCTTCTCCAAATAATTCTGTTGAAGATACTGATGGGTCTACAAGTACTTTATATAATAATGATACTCCTGTTCCTTTTTTGAATATTCCATTTATGTTATATACATCACTAATACCTGATCCTGGATTGTAATTCCATACTGTGCTAATACTTAAAGGTGTTAGTGGTACACGAGAAGAATAATTTGGGATTGAACGTTTTAAAGGTATTTTTACATTAGGAGTAGAATTCCATAATCGTATATTTGTTTTACCTATACCTAAAATTGATCCTGGGCCTCCACCATATGAAAATAATATTTGAGAATTAGGAGTAGTATTTAAACCATACTCACTAATTGATAAAATATCATTAAATTTTTGTTGTTTATTAGTGTTAAATAACCCAGTTAATCTATTTATATTAACTTCGTCGTTTAATTTAGTTAATTTAAAATAACCATCTTCTCCACCACTAAAATATCCCCTTCTAAATACATTAATACCTTGTTTATTTAAATGGTATCCAATTGATAATACCCCAGCTTGAGCTATTGTACCTAAAGGGTTATATATTCTATTAAAACCATCTACTACATCAACTCCTTGTCTTTCTAATAATTCTTGTTTAGCAATGAATAAAACTCCATTAACAGAAGCTCCTGATCCTAGTGGGCTAAAAAATTTAGTTAGTCTACTAACATCTTGTAAAGAATTAATAGGGTTTAAATAACCATTACGTAATAAAAAATCTGGTGATGAAGGAATATCTCCATCAGGTATAGGAGTTGTAATGTAAGGTTGGTTACTTGAACCACCACCCTTTCTATCATTTCCATATCTTAAAGATTTAGCAGAAAAATTACCTAAACCCCCTTGTTGTCCTTTAGAGTTATAATAATAAAAATCAGGTAAATTTGTTACTAAATTGATTAATCCCATTATCCAGGTAGATTATTCAAATAAGGCAAAGGTTGACCACTTGGTGATATTGATGGAGCTACTCCTCCTAAATCTAGATTTGATGGTGTTGGTAAAAGATTACCTGTTCCGTCTAAATATTGTTGATAATCTCCATTAACTACATTGAAGTTATCTCCGGTTATTGAGTAACTATCATGCATTTGAGAAGCATTTGTAGCTAAAGGATTTATTGATGGTGTAACACCATTATAAGCGGTTAGGTTTGACCCTGGCCCTTGAAGTAAGTCTAATAGTCCCATATTGTTTGTTTTTTAATGTTTATTATAAATATTCAATATTATGGAACTTTGCTTATAGCTTTATTATTTTCAGTATTAACACCAACAGCTAATACTTTTGAATCTAAGTAAATAGAAGTAGCAATTTGAACATTGGCTATCGCTGTTGATACTGCCGCTCCTATAATTGATGCCATTTGGTTATAATCTACATTTACTCCTCCTCCACTACTACCTTTATTTCCACCACCTGGATTAATTCCTACTTCATTTTCACCTAATAAATCAGTCCCTACTTTCATACTACCGTCTTTTGCGGCGTATATAGAGTCATCTGGTCTAATTTTGACTGTATCTGTACCTGTAAATAATGTTGGTCTTCCCTGGTTATTAATTTCTCCATCATCCATCATTTTAAACCCAGCTACCGCTGCTGCAGCTACAGCTAAAGTGGCTGCTATAGCTCCTGCTACAGCTCCAAAAGAGGTTGCTCCAGCTCCCGCTATTTTCATAGCAGCTATTGCTGTTTCTTTACTTTGAGTAGCAGTCAATGTTGTTTGGTAAGCTCTAGCTGATATTACTTGAGAAGCCATTGCAGCTGCTCCTGTTACTAAACCATATAACATTTTCCCAGCTAATAAAGCACTAATTATGACTATAAGAGATTTAAATTCACCTGCTTTAGCTATTATATCAGCGAACATAGCTAATGGAACAGCTAACGCTTCACCCATTTTAGTCATAGAGTTATTAATTGCTTCTTGAATAGATAAACGTTTCATATCTGCTAACTCAACATCAGCCATTTTTGCTGCTTGTTCTTCACTTAAACCTTTAGATAACTGTTGGTTATAAATCATTTTAGCCATATCTTCTCTACTCATACCTAAAGCTTTAGCTATTGCTTCTTGTTGGATACGATTACCTGAAGAGAATGAACCCATGATTTCCTGGTTGTCAGCTATTTCTTTAGTTAAACCCGCTATATCGTTGTTTAATGCATATAATCTAGCTTGTTCTAGGTTAATTTGCTTTCCAGTTAATAATTCTGCCTCTAATTCAGCTGATATGCTATCTTCAAAATTAAGCAATGATTCTGCTACTTTATCTACATCACTTAAAGTTAACCCTAGTTTTTTAGCTTCAGCTGCTGTTTGAGCCATTGCTACAGCATCACCTTTAAATGACATAGCCATAGCATCTGATATGTTGGATAAATCTTTAAGTACAGCTTTGCCTGATATTCCAGTTTTGTTTAATTTATTAAAATTAGATACTGTAGCTACAATTTTTTCGTTATTGGCTTTTAATTCGTTACCATTTACTTTTGCTATACGAGCTAGTTTACCTGCTTCTTCTTCACTCATTCCCATTAACTCAACCATTTCAGTAGCTTCTTTAATAGTTTCAGGAGTAAATATAACATCAGCAGCCATACCAAATTGTCGGGTTAAAGCTGTCGCTAATTTAATATTTTGAGCCATAGTTGTTAAACTAGTGCTCGAAGCATCCATGTAACTATAGCTATGACCTGTTTCTCTAGTAAACTCAGTTTGAGCCTTATTTAACTCAAAGAAATTTTGAACCATTTTACCTATCATGAAATCCATCATGTTAGTTAAGGTAACTTGTTCTTTTAAAGATATCGCTATATTTTTGTACTTACTAGTTTGAGTACTTAATTCAGCATTTTGGAGTTGTAAAGCTTCTTTTTGGGCTAATAAAGCTTTAAGTTCTGCTCCTCCAAAATATCGAATTTGCGCATCTGACAGATTTCTTTTGTTTAAAGCTGCCATTTCTTTTCCTATCTCCTTAATCGCATCTTGATTAAGTTTTAATTGGAATCTAGATTCTTTAGTTTTCTGGATACCATCAGATATAGGTTTGGCTATACCAGCAAAACCCATTTTTTCTAAAGCTTTACCTACTCCTTCTAAACCACTTCCTAATAAACCTATTTCCTTATTAACTTCTTTTTGAATTTCAATAGTTCTACCTAAAGCTTTATTAAAATTTTCTTGTTCATCTAAAGCAGCTTTAGCATCTCTTAAATTATCATCACCTAATTTACCATATTTTATAGCTAATTTTAATTCTTCAAATCTAACTCTAGCTTGATTTTGAAGATTTTTTAGTTGTTTTTCAGTTAAATTAGTTTCTCCTCTTCTATAATCTACAACTTGTCTAGAAATATCAGATATACTTGTTAAAGATTTTTTAGCAGTATTTAAATAAGTGTTTTGTTTAGACATTTCAGCAACACTATTTTTAAAACTTTTATATATATAGTCTAAATCACTAGATGCTTCTCTAAGTTCATATCTTAAAGCTTTAACAGTAAGTAAGGCTTTATCTAAATCTTTAGGATCAAATGGAGTTAAAGGTTTTTCTCCTAATTGTTTTCTAAGATCAGCTATTTCTTTATTTAAAGAGTTTATGTCAGCCATAATGTATTATATAGTATAAATATGTAAAAAGTAAAAAATACCCACTGTTTAGTGGGTATTAATATTTAGATACTTTTTTATTATTGTCTAATTTACCTTTAAAATGTGATGGTAAATCTACTTTACCTTCTTTAATTTTCTGAGATTGAGATGCTAAGTCTTCGTTTTGAGCTTTATTTTTTTCCTCATAAAATTCTTTTATTTTATGAAAAGTAAATTTACGAAGCCAAATAGGCATGTTATAAACTGTCTCCCAACTGTATCCTCCTTGACCATGAAAAACTATTTCATGTATCTGAGTAAATAAATTAGACCTCATTTGAGGAGCTATATCAGACGTCAGGCCAAAAAAAGTTAAGTCCAATTGGAATTGAAACTCTTTCGTCACTCCCGTCGGGAAAAAAGGTCAGATCTACGTCTGGTTGCACCTCCTTTATATACTCCCTTAATGCTCTGGAGTCACGAGCTAAGAAAATATTGTCTACAAATTCTCTAATAGATTTTGTATCACGATCACCATTTATTGATGTGATGATATACTTTAAACGAGTAGATAATTCTGCTGAAGAATTTTTGTTAATTTTCTTTAGTCCATCTAATTCAGCATTAATTTTCTTTTCTTCTTTACCTGTTAGTAATTTAAAAGTGACATCAATGTTTGTTGCTGGGAGGGTGAAACTAAACTCATTAGTTCCTTTTTTAAATAGACTAGTATTTAAAGGTTTGTCTTTAATTGTAGTTAAATCAATATTATATTCTTCCCCACTATAATTAAATTTATAATCTTTACCATATCCTAAAATACGAGCTGCTACTAAAATAGCGTTTTTATCACCAACAATTAGATCTTCATAGTCTATATTAGAAACAATAAGTGATTTAACTAACTCATCTAATACTGTGCCTTTACTAATATAGTTTTGGTTAGTTAATATATCTTCTTCACGAGCAGTCATATACTTCATTTCAATTTTACCACTTGATAAAGGAGATGACTCAGGATAGACTAAACCCTGTGAAGGTAATTCAATAATTTCTGTTGGAGTTGTAAATTTATTTTCCATATCTTTTATTTGTTATAACTTTAATGTCATATATAAATATATAAGGAAAAAAGAAGCTCGCAAAACTTGCGAGCTCTTTTAATTTAAATAGTAAAATTAGAAATTCAATACAGCATAGTCAATAGCTAATGTCATTGTGAGGTTTACAGCGGTATCTGCAGTGTCCCAATTGTATTCACCAAAATTAGCTTCTTTAATAAATGCACCTTTTAATACCCATTCACTTACTATATCTCCTACAGGTCCTAATACATCGATAGTTAAATCCTTTTTATAAAAGTCAGAATATCCATCTCTACCTGTTACTGATTCATGATGTAAACGTACCCATTCTATTACAGCTTGTGCTCCAGATGGAGTGATAGGATCAAATAATGTTAATGTAACATCACCCCATACACTTTTTCCTTTTACTTTACGTAGAATATTAATATGGTTTAAAGGTACTTCACCTTGAGTTAAAGTGACAGCGCTAACTCCTTTAATTATATAGCTAGGAATACCATCCATATAAAGGATGAATCGATTAGCTTGTTTTGGTTCAAATGCTGTGAAAAATATTTCGTTTGCGTCTAATATTGCCATGTTTTTTTATTTATTATAAATATCTATATAATTAATTTTTACGCTGGGAAAGTAGCTCCAGTTGGTGTAATATTGAAATCTAAGTAAATAAATTCAGCAGTCTTAGTAGGTTGTAAATAAATTTGTCCTACCATTTGATTTTGATCAATTACTGATGCTGTATTGTTACTGTCATCCATTATTACTCGGAACGCGTATAATCCTTGACGTTGTTGAACACTTTCCAAATATGGATTAACTTGTGCTAAGAAATTATTTCTTGTAGCAATTGTATTTTGTTCAAATACTAAGTTATTAGCAACTTGAGAAATATAGTTCTTAAGAGCAATTAACAAACGACGAACATTTACACGATCTAAAGCTGATGCTTGAGTTTGTAATGTTTTTTGTCCGTATACTACTACTCCAGTTCCTGGGAATGTAGCGATCGGATTTACTTTTCCATTATATAAAGTATCTCTATCACCTTGTGCTAAACGTCTTTCAGCTCTAATTACAGTACTTAATCCACCTCTGTTTATACCTGCTGGTGCAAACCATGGTTCAGAAACACTGTCATTATAAGCATATACTCCACCAATTACAGTTGAAGCTGGTACCCAAACGTTTTGTCCACTATCTGGGTCTTGTACTTGACACCATGGCCAGTAAGTAGCTGTGTATGATGAATTTCTAGTAGCTGCTTGTCCAACTACATCACTTACTAATTTACCATAAGCAACCATATCTGATACTAAAATAGCATCTCCACGGTTTTGAGTATTAGTTAAAGCAGTTGTAATGGTACTAGCATAATCTTGATTATATATACCAGGCATTAACAATATGTTATACTTGTAGTCATCTTGGTTAGCTAATAAAGTTAAACTAGATGTGTAATTAGCAGCTACTAATCCTTGAGTATTTGAACTATTAATGTTTTGATAGAAATTAGCCCCAGCAGCTATAGTTCCAGCCGCACCACCAAATGATCCACTACTAACTGTTGGTAGTAAACTTGTATATATTGGATTAGGTGTTCCATCATTTTGGAAATAGTTAGGAGTAGTATAATTAACTGATTTCACACGTACATAAGCTGAACGGTTTGGGAAACTACCAGTTAATTGCAAATAAGCAGTTCCAGTTCCACTATCTGTTTGATATGTGTATTTGTAATCACCTATTACTTTAGCTACATAATTTGAAGCAAATGGGTCTAATGATAAACCAGCATAAGTTTCTAAAACTGTTGGGTTTAAATTAGTATCATTACCTTGACGAATCAATAAATCAAATGTTCCAGACGAAGTACTTGAAGCAACAATTTGCCATCTTAAATTATCAGTTGATCCACTTGTTAATGAACCACTAATTTCAGGACTAGTACTATTAGCAACTGTTCCTTCTGTAAGTGTTTCTAAAACAAATACTGGGGTGGTAGCTCCACTAGCACTTACAATAGCACTACTTGAAGCAGGAGTATAAGCTCCATTTACAACACGAGTTACTAATAATGAAGTTCCTCCATTAGCAAAATAATTATAAGCTGCTATAGAAGTAAAATAAGTATAAGTATTACTATTACTACCACTAGTAAAAGTAGTACCAAATTGTTGTTGATACTGGGAGTAAGAAGTAACTATTGTAGGTATTCCTACTCGTCCCTTTACAGTTGGACCTAAAATAGCCGCTCCTGCTGTTACCGGACCTTGAGATACAAATGAAGAATCATTTTCTCTCGCTAATACGCCTGGTGATATTAAAGTTTCTGCCATGGTTTACGTTATGTTTGTTTTAATTATAAATATCTTAAAAAACGTCAAAATCATGAAACCGGGATGAACTCTCCTTTTTCTAAGTCAATATTTCCATCACCATATTTTTCTTGAAGTTCTTTAGCTATTTTAGTTTCATCTTCAATTTGTTTTTGAAGTTGTGACTTAAGAGATTGTTTATCTAACTCTAAAAGTTGAATACGATACTCTACTGTACCTAATGCTTGAACCAAGTTTGATTGGTTAGTTTGAATTGTCTTTAAAGATTGAATTTCTTCTTGTGTTAAAACTTTGTTTTCCATAAAATTATTTTTTTGTTATTTGTTATAAATATCACTAAGGGGTTGGTAAGTTATTAATATCTGAAACTGTTTCTGAGAATACTGTAAGTTTATTTCGGTTTGAGAATTTACCTACAAACGAAGTATCTTTTTGTATTGTATCTGGTATAATATAACCAAACATTTTAAGAGTAAAAGTGCTTTTAACTATTCTTTCAGCATTGTCTGATAATTCCACAGTAGATGAGAATGAATCAATATTAGTTTTAAATTTAAAACGTTCAGGATCACCCCAATATGCGTCAGAAGCGTACTCAACTGCTTCAATAATTTTGTTTAACTGATCATTATAATAAGTAAACACAGCACAATCATAAGTAACTGTTAAATAATCAGGTACAACTGTAGCGTATAATGTTTGTTCAGGTTTAATTCCGTTAAGGATATTAAATTTACTATAAGCATTTTGTTGACTATATTTTTTACTAGTTACAGCTACATTATTAGGTTGATTAGCGTCTAACTTATTAGTTATAGATCTATTTTTTTCAATACTATTTCTTTTAAACATTAACAATGGAGCCATTATTCTACCATTCACATCTCTATAATATCCGTCTTTTTGAAATGATTTCCATTTCTCAGGCGAACCGTATATTACAGGAACAGGTATTATTTCACCATTTTGTTTAACAGTTGGTCTAATAACATTTTGAAAATAATACATTACTGCCCAGTCTAAATCTTCTAATCCAACTGAGAATGGTTTTACTGTATCATCTTTAAATGATGTTTGAGTTGCTCTATTAACAGTATTAGCATCATTAGGATTACCAGTAGGGGCAAATCCAGGACCACCAGGTGTAAGTGGTTCTTGTAAAGACTCACTTATTTCTCTTTGGGTTTTAGGTGTTACTTTTCTTTGCTTAGCCATTATAATCTTTGTTTTATCAGATTTATACGATCAGCAGGAATGTAATGAGTCTCACATACTACACTTACATTGTATCCAAAGTTTTCTAAACCTGGGTTTAATGGGTTTTGAGCGTATGGGTAGTCAGGATCTTTACCTGCAAAGAACTGTTTAATATTTGTGTTATCAATTTCAAAATATGATTCTTGATATAACAATACATCTCCTACTTCAGGATGAACATTAGTATCTACTAAATCATCTCTTAAGAAGGCAGCTCTAATACTCCAGTTAAAGTCAACACCAAATTCACTTGTAGGACTTGTATTATCACCTACTGTAATTAAAGCATTTAATAATACAGGGCCATCAAAGAATTTACCACCAGATGATTCTCCATACATGTTTACTTTAGTTTTATCTAAAACATATTTGTAAAATGCAATCTGTTGAGTGATAACATCTCCCATCAACTCACGGTTGATTTTTCTAAACATTGATATATCTCTTGCCGAGCCGAATAGTGCCATTATCCGATAAATATTGTCATTGGTACATTGTTAATCTCTTGTCTTCTAAAATCACTTTCTTGTGAACGTCTTTCTAATAAAGCACGTTTAGAAGTTTCATCAAAATATCCTCTTAATCTTTCTATTAATGCTGTTTTTTCTGCTGTAGCAGCTGTTAATAAATCTGACTGGTTTAAAGTCATATTTTGTTCAGGAATAGGAACTGTAGAATATTTTCCACGAACATATCCTAACATTTCTTTACATAGAGCTAAACAATACTCATATATCCATTGTCTACCAACTGAGTTAATTTGGCTATAAACTGGGTTACCATATGGGGCGTTAGATGGATTTGTAATACCACCTGGTGTCACTAATCCGTTTGTTAGTCTTTCTTGTATTTTAATATACTCAAACCATAAAAATCCATCTCTAACATCACTATCTGATGGTATAGGAAATACTTTTATTTTGTTATTTATGATATTAAATGTGTAAGCAGATAAACGAATTGTATTGCTTAATTCTATACCTTGAACCACAGCAGCATCATATGCTACAGGCATCATTAAGTATCCACCTCCATATCCACCACCATACATTCCACCATATAAACCAGATGCTGGTACTCCTCCTAGTCCTGCGAATCCTCCAAATGGAGCATACATTTGACTTACAGCTGGTAGTGATTGGTAGAATACAGATTTAATTTCTATTCCACCAGTAATGTTATTATTAGTAGCCCATGTTCCTAAATCATATTCTTGTATACTTGAAGTTAAAGCTAATGCTCCACTATAATAAGTTATATTACCACCTGCACCAGCTTCTGAAGCATATTGTTGTGAGAGGCGTACTATAGCCCCCATATTTGGCGTAATAAGCGCGTTATTTAAATTTGAAGACGTAGGTGCACCCTCTAGTGATAACATATTATCTCGCACTTGATAAGCGTAGAGTTCGTTACCATATGTGGTAACTGCTTCTTCAAAAGCAGCGTAGAAGTTTAAATCTTGTAATTCAACTTCCATTATAGGATATCCTAATCGACGAGCACAAAATGTAGTTACTTTGTCAGCATCAATTTGAAAGTCATAATCATAGTCATAGAATCCAAATGGTGTTAAACCAGGGAAAAATGAACTAGAACCAGGATATATAGGAATATTCATGTGTTAGATTTTGTTATAAATAT